CAGTTCAGTCTATACAGAGTTGTATAGGACAGGAGTTATGACGGATATAGGACAGCATTGTTGTCTTATCTGTTTCACGTTTCGGGCAATCTTCGCAACAAAATATACACATTTGCCCTATATTACGCTTGACGTAACATTAGGGCGGTCATATATTGAGGGTGTCGAGGGCGATCATGCCCAGATAGGAGACTGCAAAATGACGAAACAGGAAAAGCTGGAATCTCTGAGAAACCGCCGCACCCGCTATGAGATCATTGCCCAGCGCGGCCAGGAGTCTGTCGTTGTCGGCTTTACGGCGCGCAAATCGCGGATTGGCATTCTCAACCGTATGCGGGCCAATGCGCAGGCGTGGATTGATCAGCTCGGCATCGGGCCGGATGACATTATGACATTCAACCGCCGCGGGCTGCAGGTGAGCGGTTGGGACATACGTTTTTCGGGCCGCACAGAGCGCGACACGATCATTTCAAACGGCTGAGACAAACGATCTGAATTAACCAGGGCAATACTGCCCGCCAGTGATGGAGAAATCGAAATGGCTAAATATCGCACGGTCGGTGGCGTGAAGGTTCTTCCAAAGTGGGACTGGTCAGAAGCCTATGCCGCTGATGTCCGGCGCCACGCTCGAGAAATGGCGAAATCGAACTATGACTATATGAGCGCCAAGCAGGTCGAAAAGGTGATGAAGCAAAAATACCAGGACTGGCTTGTGGAGCGCGACGCGGCCGCCGACAAGACGCAAGCCGCTTAACCGGGGCGCTATTGCCCGACTCTCAAGGAGTAAAGATCATGGAACGCACCACTATCAAGACGCTACAGCATTTGGTCGATCGGCTAAACGAGCTGACCGGCAACCCGGTCAAGGTCTGGTCGACGATCAATGGCCAAAACCGCTCCCATCCCGGTGCCTATGTGCTGGATGCGGCCTATGGCGGATACCGGCTTTGCCAACTCGCCAACGATGGCGGGGGCGAGCGCGACATTACGCCACGCTGCAGCGCCAGAGAATGCGCCGATCAGATCCGCGCCTATATGGCCGGCCTCATCACCAAAGCCACAGGCGAACAGCCATGAACCTCACCCTATCCATCGCCGTTATCGCCTTGTTTCTGGCCGCCCTGGCCGCGAATGTCTGGCTCACCGCGCCGCTCGGTGGGCTGCAGTGACCGGCACCGAGTTCAAGAAAGCCCGCCACACGCTCGGCCTGTCTTGCGCCATGTGCGCGCGTATGCTCAAGCTCGGCAAGGGCGGCGGGCGCACCATCCGGCGCTGGGAGTCCGATAGCTTCCCGGTGCCCGGCCCGGCGCAAGTGGTGATGGATTGGCTGATCAGCGGGAACCCGCCCCATGTGGAGGGACGCGATGAAGATATTGGTTAGCGCCTGCGCCCTGCTGCTGTCGGCCTGCGCCGGGGTCAACGGCGAGCCGGAAATCGCCGGCGGTTGCCTGCCCTATTCGCGCCAGGCCTATCTGGTGGTGGTCGAGACGCTCGAAACCGGCTGTCTGACCCAGATCAACGCGAAATGGGCGGCCACGGCGCGCCATGTGGTGAGCGGCATGCCAATGGTGCTGGCGGCCAAGGTGGTCAAGAGCGCCGATTACGATCTCGCCTTCGTCCGGCGCGACGGCGTGGCGCCCAAGTGGCGCGCGCCGGTGTGGAGCGAGCCAGTCACCGCCAGCGGCAATAAGGACCGCTGGGGCGCGCGCAGTCTTTCCCAAGGTCATGCTGGCGCCTTCGCCACCAATTGGCTTTGCGCGCCACCCGGGAAGCAATGGTTCAAATGCTCGCCCGGGGTGTTCACCTCGGCGCGGGGCGGCCCGGGCTTCTCCGGCGGCCCGCTGCTGGCGCGTGATGGCGCCGTGGTCGGGCTGCTGGTCCAATCAGCCACCAAGCCGATGAGCTTCAACGGCAAGAGCTACCCGGCCGGCGTGATGATCGGCTATTCCGGGGATTTCGTGGTCAAGGAATTCGAGCGGCTGGTGCCGCAAGGGGAAAGGTGATGTTCGTCTATTCGCAACGCGGCCTGTCGCAAAAATCGCCCGGCCTCAAGAGCGCCGCAAAGCTCCCTAAGTCGGCACGAAAGCCGGTGGTCTATCCAGCCAAGAGCGAGGCGCGCAAGCGCGATTGGGCCGATCCGGAAAAGCGCAAGCGCCACATCGAAGGCCTCAAGGCGGCGTGGGCTGACCCGGCTATCCGCAAAAGGATCGTTTCTGGTATGCAGCCGGCGGCGAAGTGGGGAAAACCTAGCGCACGCTCCGCGGCCCGTGCGGGTTCGACCAGTCGACCCGCCGCGGCTCATGAATGAAGGCGTCGGGCATCCAGTCCTGAAACAGCTCGCCCATGCCGGTCGCGTAGCCGGTCTCGTAGGCCTCCCAGCCTGTGTTCGGGCATACCCGGCTATCGCGGCGCGGCAGGCAGCACCAGCCGTCCAGCCAGCCCAGCCAATAGCGCCAGCCCTTGCGCCAAGGCTTCTGGTAGGCCGGGCAATTGGCCTGGTCGTTGGCTTTGCGGTAAAGCGCCGCCCAGCGCCAGCGTTCCGCCTTCGACTCGGCCGGAAACCCCGACTCGCGCGCCGCGTTGAGGTAGCCCGCGTGCACGTCGATATCGTTCGGGCGCGTGGTCACCAGTTTGCGATAGAGCGGCAGCGCATTGGCCGGCTGTTCGGCGATCATGTAAAGGCAGGCGAGATTGAACAGCACCGGATAGCTGTCGGGGTCAAGCTGCAGCCCGTAGCGCCACAGCTTCTCGGCTTCCGGCCAATTGCCCATCTCGCGGTAAATCCCCGCCGCGTTGCTCACCGCCGGCAGGTCGCGCGGATCAAGCTTGAGGCATTCGATCAGGGCGAACAGCGCCTCATGGCCGCGCCCGATGCGCGATAGGGCCTCGCCGTAGTTCGACCACACCACCGAGATCGTGCGGTCGAATTTGAGGGCGCGCTCGAAATAGGGCACCGATTCGGCGACCAGGCCTTGCGCCTTGAGATCGTAGCCCTTCTGGAAGTCGGCTTGCCAAGTGCCGATCATGGGCCACCAATAAAGCCGGCGAGTGGCGGCTTGGCGCCAAAGGATTCGATCCGGCGGAATTCGGCGCGGACGCGGTCCATCTCATCCCCGGAAATCCCCACAACGGCTGTCGGGGGAAGATTCTTGCCCCAACTATAGCGCACACCTTCTTCAAATGAACAATAGACAGTGACCGGCCAGCACCGCCGCACCGCTTCATCGATCATCTGTTCGCGGGTCATTTTTCGCACCATTCCTTCCACATCGCCCGGTAAGCCGCCTCCACGTTGCGGCAATAATTGCGGCCGTCGCCTGGGCCGCCCATCAGCATCGCGCGCAGGCTGGTGCGGTCAACCTGGCCTATATAGCGCGAGGCGACCACCGCACGGGCGATGTAATCGGCCTCATCCGCCGCGATCAGATGCGGTAACCCCAGCCCCCAGTTGATAGATGCCGTGCCGCGCGCCGAGACGCTGGCACCGGCCATCGCCAGCACCGGCACGCCCATATACATCGCTTCCATCGATGTCGTGCCGCCCGATTGCGGAAAGGGATCGAGCGCCAGGTCGATCTCGTTATAGGTGGCGAAGTGCTGGGCCTTCGAGCTGCCGCCGCGCAATTCGACGCGATAGGGGTCGATCTCCTGGGCCTTGAAGAATTCCCAGAAGCGCACCCGCTCGGCCTCGGTGTCGAGCGTGTAATCCTTGAGCAAGAGTTGGGTTTCGGGCGCGCGTTTGAGAATTTCCGCCCAAGCTGCCAATGTGCGCGGCGAGAGCTTCGATGTGCGGTTGAGCGAGCCATAGGTGAATGCGCGTCCCGGCTTGGGCGCGATCGCCGGCGCGTCCTTGGGCGGCTCATAGGACAGGAAGCACGGCAAGTCCCAGATTTTTTCGGCAAACAGCGCGCGGTGCTCGGCCGGGATGGCGAAGGGATCGCCCATCAGCCAGTCGATCGCTTTGAGCCCGGTGCCGGTCGGGTGGCCCCATCCGGTGACTTGCACCGGCGCCGGGTGGAGCGCGAACATGGTCAAGCGGTTGCCCTTGGAATGGCCCGACAGATCGACCAGGATATCGATCCGGTCGGCGCGGATTTTGGCCGCCAAATCGGCGTCGGGCATGGCGAACATTTCTGTCCAGCCCTCGGCCATGCCGTAAAACTCTACCGTCCTGTCGTCGCCGATCCGCCCGGAGTGGTAGAGGTAGGGCTTGAATCGCTCGCGGTCGTGATGGCGGATGACCGCGGCAAACAGGTCGGCCGCCGAGTGATGGCGAAAGTCCCCCGAGACGTATCCAATTCGTAGCGGACGATCCAGCAAGCGATCGTTGGCCCACGCGGTGAACGGCTCGGCTCTGACATGCAATCTCTCCCAGGTTCGGCGCTCGGCCTGCTTCTCGGCCTCGCTGCCTTCCACCAGATCCATGGTGAAGATCAGATTGGAATGGGCCACGCTGGTGATCGGGTCATCGGGCGCCAGCGCGACAATCTGGCGATAGATCGCCACCGCTTCCTCCGGCCGGCCGGTCACGCTCATGATGCCGGCCAGATTGATCAGCACCGGGATGCAGCCCGGCACCATTTCGAGGGCGCGGCGGTAGGCCGCCTCCGCGTCGGTCAGCCGCCCGGCCGACAGCAGCGCCACCCCCATGTTCGACAGCATCTCCACCGTGTTGCGCCGCCCCAGGCTCATCTCGTATTGCTCGATCGCGTCCTCGAACCGCCCCATGTCGAGGAACAGATCGGCGAGATTGGCGTAGGGGTAGGCTTCGTCGGGCGCCTGGGCGATGGCGTAGCGCAGCATTTGCTCGGCGTCGGCGAATTTGTTGACCGAGCGCAGCACGCGGGCATGTTGCACGAAAATCTCCGGCGGCAGGGTGTGCGGCTCGCTCATTCTTTCGCTGCCTTTCTGCCGTTCATGCCGCGCGGATTGCCTTTGGGGGGAAGTTTTTTGTCTCGCACCCGGTGGTAAACCAGCCCGGCGCTGATGCCCAACTTCTCGGCGATCTCCCGCGCGCTGGTGGTCGGCCATAGTTTGGCGATCTTGGCGTCAATCTCGGGCGTCGCGCGATTGGGGTATTTCCAGGTGCCGGCGCGCTTGGTGCGTCGAACGGTTTCCTTCGGCGGGTGTTGGCGCGGCCCATGATTGTTGAAAATCGCCACCATGTCAGTATGTGCCCACGCCGAACATGGTGCGGGTGAACGGCGCCGGAGGTAACGGGCCGAGCTTGGCGCGCTCCCGGTCCAGCGTCGCTTTGTCCACGTCCTCGAAATAAAACCCTGGCGGCCAATCTCGCGGCGGGGGTGGCTGCATTGCCGCGGTCCGTGGGTGGGCCTCGTTGTAAGCGTCCTTGCAGGCAATGCAATCTCTGTTGCTGGTGTAGCGTAGGAAGCTGCCGCAGCGCGGACACTGGTTTTCGCTTTCGTAGACTTTCTCGCCGGCATCCTTAGCAAGACTGCGCGCTTTGCTTTTCTTCATGGCCGATATCCACAGAAATCCGCCTCATCGGCGGTGATCAGACCCTTGCGGTAGGCTTCGGCGATGATGCTGATGTTTTTGGTCGCCATCCAGCGTTTATTTTCCGCCGCGGCGCGCTTGATCAGATCGGCATAGACATCGATCGACGCCTCGCTCGGCGGCAGCTTGCGCCGCGGCGCATGGCCGAGCAATTTTTGATGTTTGGCCGCCAGCTTGGCCGAGACGGCGGGGAACCAGCGCAGCGGTAGATCCTCGTCGTCAATGCGCTGCAGCTCGGCGTCGAAATCGGGGATCGCGTGATAGGCCTTGCGCCATTTGTCATAATCGCGCTCGACCAGCATGATGGTCTTGCCGGCGAAGCGATAGGCGGGCTTGTCAGGCATGTTTCGGGAAGCCGAGTTCGAGAATCTTTGAGATCGTCACCGGCTTGCCATCCAGAAGCCACGCGCGGTCATCATTGTAAGCTGGCGAGATGTAGAGAGGCTTGGCCCATTGCATACGCTCCGAGCCGATCTTGGCCACCGCCAGCAAGACGGCATTGGCGGCGGTTGAGCGCATGATCCACCATACGCCGTAGGGACAACCGAACGGATTGGAGCCGGCGATCATCCTGCTTCTCCCAATTGGCTGACGGTGATCATCAAACTCGGCGCCGTCGAATAAATCTTGCTCACCGCCATGCGCACGATCTGCGAGTCGTCGGCAAACACCAGCTTGTTGAGCGCGTCGGCGGCGATCTTGAGGAAGTTGTCGGCGTCCGGGCGAGAGGTTGGGTGGATGATTCCGGCTAAGGCTTTTTGGCGCTTGCGCTCAGACCATGAGCGCGGCACCGGCAGACAGGCGACCACCGACATGCGCAATGCCCCTTCCAGCATCGGCCGGCCGTCCATGGCGAGCTGCGCGTTGTAACGCAGTTGATTTTCATATTGCCGGGTATGGGCGGGCGTGAAGGCCATGGGATGCCCACCGGGGCCGCGCCCGATGCGCGGGCGCCCCTTGGGCACCGGCTCACCAGCAACGCGGATGACGATAGGATCGGACATCTCAGCCGGCCGCCAAAACATTGCCCAGCGCGGCCTCGCCGAGCGGCGTGTCGCTCAACATACCGAGCGCATGGCGGTAAGATTCGATGGTCGCCTCGCGTTCCTCGCGTTCCTCGCGGGACAGCTTGCGCTCCTTGATGACCTGGCGCATGGCCGCGGTGTCATAGCCCTGCTCCTTGGCATCGGCGTATAGCTGGCTGATGTCGCCCTGCAGCACGGCTTTTTCGGCGGAAACCGATTCGATGCGCGTGATGAAGGCGGTGAGCTTCTCCGGGTCGAGCGCGGAATTATGGCCTATTTTCATGTTCTGCCTTCCTTGGTTTACGGTTCCTTAACCGGCTGAAATCGTTGGGCTTCACCTTGCCGTCGGTGGCGATCTGCACGGTGTCCATGGTGTCCCAATCTGGCGGGTTGACGCCGTTGCAGATGCGCGAAATCGTGGCGATGGAAAGACCTGTCTGGTCACGAAACCGTCTGATGCTCAGGCCGTGTTTCTTCATGTAGTTTTTCAGCTTCATGCCCGGACGATACGCCGGGCGGAAAGTTACGTCAAGCGTATGTTTTGCCCTTGACACGCTTTACGGAGGGCGTAACATGGCGCCGACAACCCAGGAGGGACAAATGTCTAGTTTTCCCGCAGAGCTTTTGATCACCCGCCATTTGCGCCCCATGGCGGAGGATTCCTTTACCGCCGATGAAAAGTTGGAGGATGCGGTAAACCACGGCGTCAGATTCGCCGGGAAGACAACCGAGGTGGCGGTTTATAAGTTCGATCGCGTCATTCGGGCCACCACGAAAATCGTCACGGAGTAGGCAATGAAAATCGAACCGCTCGACAGCGAATTCCACACCCGCCACCGCAGCGAGGCCGAAGTCCGCCGCGCCAAGCTGGAAGCCGCCGCCAAGGCCGAGCGCGCCAGCGGCACCGAACACGGCGCGGCCTTCAATGCGCTGATCCTCGACGGCGCCTTCACCCGCTACACCCGCCCCGATGGCAAATGGGATTACGTCGATCGCTACGGCAACGGGGTGGACGGAAAGCCGGTGGTGCGATGAAATTCTGCAAGGACTGCAAACACTACCGGCCGCTGTCTTGGTTTTTGAACAGCAGCGAGGACCGGGCAAGGTTTGCCAAATGTGCCGGGGCCGTCACGCTCGATCCGGTGTCCGGTAAAACCGAGAAGCCCTATTGCAACTTGGAACGGGGGCGCCTGATCGGTAATCATTGCGGACCGGGTGCGACGCTATTCGAGCCCAAGGTGGCACCATGATGACCCGCCGCCAGACCCGCAACCTCGAAACCTACCGCGCCGAGCGTGGCCGGCGGACGTATCACGATGGCGAGATTCAACTGGCCGTCGCTTTCCTCGGGCTGTCCCTGCTCGGCATGGCGCTGATGGCGATTTTGATGGGAGTTTGGTAATGGACCAGCAACTCGAATGGTGCCGGGCCAATATCCGGGGCTTCAAGGACATGCACGACGCGGTGCTCGCGGTGCGCGCCGAGGAGGCCGAGAATCGCCGGGTGATGCAGCCGGCGGTCGAGGCGGACATGAAGCGGCGCTCATTGGGGACGCCGATCACGTTTGGGCCCGGCACCATGGGATGGGTCAATGCCGGCATGATTGGGACTTACGTATGAGAATCGACAAGCCTGGCCTCTACGAAATCAGCGAGACAGACTACCACGCCGACCCGTGTTTCGAGCCGTCGTTCTCGGCCTCGATCGGCAAGGAGATGCTGGCCCGCTCGCCGCGTCACGCCTGGACCAAGCACCCGCGGCTCAACCCCGACTGGCAGCCCGACAACCGCGCCATGTTCGACCTCGGCAAGGCGGCGCACGCGCTGCTGCTCGGCGAGGCGCGGGATTTTGCGGTTATCGACGCCGAGGACTGGCGCACCAAGGCGGCCAAGGAGGAGCGCGATCTTGCCTATGCCGCCGGCCTCACGCCGCTGCTCGCCGGGCAATGGGCGCAAGTGCAGGAAATGGCCATGGCCGCCCGCGCCCAGCTCGCCGTGCATGAGGATGCGAAAGACGCTTTCACCTACGGCAAGCCGGACATGACGCTGGTTTGGCAGGAGGGCGATACGTGGTGCCGCTCGCGGCTCGATTGGCTGCCGAACAAGGGCCGCAAATTTCCCGAGTTCAAGAGCACCGGCGAGAGCGCCCACCCGGACGCCTGGACTCGGCAGTTGTTCAATCTTGGCTACGATTTCCAATCGGCGCTCTACCGCCGCGGCATCCGCGCCGTGCTCGGCATCGAGGATCCGATCTTCGAGTTCATCGTGCAGGAGACCGAGCCGCCCTATGCGCTCTCGGTGATCGGTCTGCCGCCCGCCGTGCTTGACATGGCCGAGCGCAAGGTGGACGCGGCGCTCGAATGGTGGCGCTGGTGTCTGGAAAGCGACACCTGGCCGGGCTACCCGCGCAAGACCTGTTACGTCGATATGCCGGCCTATATCGAGGCGCAATGGCTCGAGCGCGAGGCCCGCGAGGCGCAGATGCGCGAGAAGGGGAACGAGGCCCTCTTTAAACTGGCAATGTCGTGGCAGCAACCGCTCCCCGTCCCGTTCCCAGAGGTGTTGAAATGACGTATGAATTCCGCCCAGCGGTGCGCGAGAACGTCGGCCTGCTGGTCGCCCTAGCCGGCCCTTCTGGTGGCGGCAAGACGTTTTCTGCCATGCGCCTGGCATCGGGCATCGCCGGCGGCAAGCCGTTCGCGGTGCTCGATACCGAGGCCCGCCGCGCGCTCCACTATGCCGATCAGTTCAAGTTCGATCATGCCGAGCTGGGGCCGCCGTTCCGCCCGGACCGCTACAGCGAGGCGGTCAAGGCGGCCGACGCCGCCCATTACCCGGTCATCGTTATCGATTCGGCGTCCCACGAATGGGCCGGCGAGGGCGGCATTCTCGATTGGCAGGAGGAGGAATTGCAGCGCATGGCGGGCAACGATTATGCCCGGCGCGAGGCCTGCAAGATGGCCGCCTGGATCAAGCCGAAGATGGCCCATAAGCAGATGGTGCAGGCCATGCTGCAGGTCCGCGCCACGGTGATATTCTGCCTGCGCGCCGAGGAAAAGATCGCCATGGTCAAGGTCGAGGGCAAGACCCAGATCGTGCCGAAGGGTTGGCAGCCGATTTGCGAGAAGAATTTCATGTATGAGATGACGTGCTCATTTTTGCTGACACCCGATCGGCCGGGCATTGGCCAGCCGATCAAGCAGCTGCAAAAGCAGCACCGCGCGATGTTCCCCGAGGATCAGCCGATCGGCGAGGAGGCTGGCGCCCGGCTGGCGGCCTGGGCCAAGGGACAACCGTCTGCCGAATCGGTTGCGCTGGCCGAGCAAGGCCGCGGCAATGCGCTGCATGGCACGGTCGCCTATCAGACGTGGTGGAACGCCCTCACGCGCGAGGAGCGCATTGCCGTTTTGCCGCATCATGAGGATCTGAAAAAGACCGCGGCGAAGGCGGATGCGGGAGCGGCGGCATGACCCAGGCCTACCCGCTCCACTGGCCGCTCGGCTATCCGCGCACGAAAAACCCTGGCAACAGCCGGTTCAAAACCTCGCTCGCGGGATCGGTCAACAACGTCATGGACGAATTGCGCCGGTTCGGCGCCGACACCGGCAAGCGCGTCGAAAACATCGTGATATCGGCCAACGTGAGCCTCGCCGATCAGCGGCCCAAGGATGCCGGCGTGGCGGTTTATTTCCGATGGGACAATATCGACTGCTGCATCCCCGTCGATCGCTACCATTGGCCCGAGGAAAACCTTCAAGCGATCTCGCTCATCATCGAGGCCGATCGAACCAAGATGCGCCACGGCGGGCTCAACATCGTTCGCGCGAGCTTCCGTGGCTACGCCGCGCTGCCGCCGCCGAAGGGGCCGGATGGGCAATTGGCCGCGCCCTGGCGTCATGTGCTGTTCGGCCCCGACGCGGACGGCAATCTCATCGACGCCGAAAACGCCTATCGCCGGCTGGTCAAGGAACACCACCCCGATCGCGGAGGCGACCCGGCGAAGTTCAACCAGATCACCGACGCGATACGGTTGGCGCGGGAAGAACTCGGGAGGGTGACAGTATGACTGACCACGCAGCACAAATTCAAGGCCAATCGTGGAAAGCGGATACCGAAGCCGAAGCCGACGCAATCATGGTCCTTTTGCGCGCAGGCAATCCGCACTTGGTCAACGACGCAGCAGCCCTTATCGCGCGATCCGCTGAGGTGGAGGAGTTGCGGGCGGAGAACGAGAGATGGTCACGCAAGAATGTCAGCCTTGAACTGGATATACAGACGCAAGCGGTAAATGATGGTCACAAGATAGCAGACCTAGCCGAGCGGGTGCGGGTGCTGGAAGCGGCGCTTAAGGAAATTAAAGCATTCACGGAAGACACGGAAGTCGATGATCCGATGTCATACGTCCATGCGACAGCCCGCGCAGCACTGGCCAGCAAGGAGGGGTGAGCAATGGCTTGGCGCGATAGACAGCCCACCCCCACGCGGCCAGTTATGACGCCCGAGCGGGTTGTTGAACTCGCAAAGATCAAAGGCGAGTTTACGGTGTCGTGGCGCTACCGGGATGAAAGACTGGCTCGCATGTGCTTTAGGCTCGTTGATGCCGGAAAGTTGAAAAAACTTAGGCGTGGGCCGGGCCATTATGTTTTCGCACCTGTGCCAGCCGACAGCCAGAAAGGCGGGGAGTGATGGGTATCTGGAATTGATGGGAGAGAAGTGATGGCTGAAATTTCGAGTCCAGCGAGTGACGCCGTAAGCGTCCACATAAAAAAGGGCCTCGACGGGTTGCATGAGCTGGATAGTGCCGCCCCTCCGACTGCCGGAGTATCAGAGGGGGCGCGCCGAGCGTCCGAAGCGGTTATGGCAGGAAGCGACTCCGCAGGGGTGTGCCCCTTCGGTCATCGCACTCGGCAACTTCCCACCGATGGAGCCAGCCATGACTGACAACGCGCTCGATCCGGTGGCGCTCCTGCCGTGCCCGTTTTGTGGTGCCCCCGGAGTGCTGGAACACGCAGGGGAACATTGGAGTGTGGGCTGTTTCGAAGAAGGGGCAGAGGGGGAGTGCATCGTCTATATTTCGCGGATCACATTTGCTCGGAAAACCGACGCAATCGCTGCCTGGAACCGCCGCGCTATCCCCACGGCGCGCAAGGAACTGGTGGAGCGGCTTGACGGCATGGCAACCCGCGCGGCAGCAACCGGGCTTGACGAATGTGCCGACCTTCTCCGCGAGGCAGCAAGCGCACTCAGCGCAGCCCCGCAAGAGAAAGAACCATTTAACGTGAAATACTTGGAAGATTGCGCAACAGTTCTGGACCGCGCCGCCGATAATCAAGTCAACCCATCGATGCGCGCTTGCATAGCTCATAACCTTCGGGCCGCAGCCAGCGCGCTCAGGGCGGGGGATGGGTGGCGCTGTTTCCATTGCGATGAAGTGTTCCCAGATAGAGCGGCAGCCGAGGATCATTTCGGCACTCGGCAGTCAGATGCCCCCCTCTGCGCCGCTGACCTCCGCGAACTTGTGGCCGCTCGCAAGGAGCGCGATGAATATGCAGATATCCGCGCCCGTCTTCTGGGGCGGTTGAACAACGTGCTTGCGGACGGCTTTGTGCTGGTGCCGAGGGAGCCGACCGAGGCGATGATTGACGCGGCTGGCGGTGAATACATCAATCTGGAGCGAGCGGATGATCCAAGCTACCAGCCCCGCGATGTGTGGGAAGCAATGATCGCAGCAGCCCCGCAAGCCCGATCCATGACGAAAGAAGATGCCCGCATATTTGATGCTGCATTAATTGAGAGCGTGGAAATTGTCGATGAAGGCGAAGTAGCGCCACCGCAAGAGAAGGAGCCGAAGTGATGAACTATGATGAGGTCGCCGCTGATCTGATCGACAAATTCGAGTTATACCCATCCTGGTGCGCGACCAACCGGGCGGAATTGGCAATTGCACTCAAAGCCGCCCACGCGGCAGGCATGGAAGAAGCGGCGAAGATCGCCGAAGATGCAGAAGTTGGTAGCGACACGGAGATTTTCACAGGCGAGTTTCCAGACACCATCAAAGCACAATGCGCCGCAGCGATCAGGATGGCCAAGCCATGACCACACTCATAGAGCGGCTGGCACAGGCGACCGAGGGTAGCCGGGAGCTTGATTGGGCTATTGCCTATCTGGCCGGCATTGGCAACGAGAAGGAGCGCAAGCTTTATGCCCAGATTGGAGGCCGCGCCTTTGACGAAGATGCTAAAGGCATTTCACCATATGGTTATGCCAGGGGTGACCGCACAAGGTCAGAATGGGCCAGCGGGTCACGGGGGCGACGCGGGCACTACGAGGAAGTGGTTTTGCGCGCCTGTGATGGCCCAAGCCCATTGTTGAGGTGCCCCCACTACACCACCTCGATAGACGCCGCGCTGACGCTGGTTTCTGGGCCGGATTGGCGTTTAGCTAAGAGCAAGCGCGGGGCGACAGCCGGAATTGGCAAGGGAAACTACGTTGATGCCGCCACCCCCGCCCTCGCTCTTTGCATCGCGGCATTGCGGGCACGTGGGATGGGAGAATCGTGATGGGTGACGAAGGCAGGCCATGCACCGGGGCAGCGATGAGGGCTGACACAACCGCACGGCCCAGACAGGAGTGACTGATGAGATGGGCTGACGAAGCGCGGGCGGTGATCGGTCGAGTCCACGCGTCCCTACCGGGGACGGCGACATACGCCGAACGAAAGAAGGCGCTGCATGACGCATACCCATTCGGGCCTCGGATGTATCACCCATACAAGGCGTGGTGCAAAGTGCAGCGAAGCTATTTAGCGCGCTATAAGCCGGCTGGCCCGACTGAACTTGAATTGGCCAGACAGGAGTGACGACAGGCTTACGCCCCCCAAAACTCCTTCGCCTCGGCAAAATCGCTCTTGAGCCCTTTGCGGATCGCCGCGACCGTCTCGGGCGGCAGCGCGCCGGTCGCGTCGGCCTGGGCGAGCATGTCGCTGAGTTTGATTCCTTGGTTGAGGGCCTCGGAGATCAGATAGAGAATCGTGATGGCGATCGGTGGCATGGCGGCGCTCCTTAGTTCGGTTTGACGGAATTCTGCACGGTCACCAGCTCGCGCAACTTGGCGCGCACCACGTCGAGCGCGGTGCGGTAATCGACCGTATCGGCGCCGGTGCAGATGGGCTCCGCGAGCGCGATGGCCTCCTTGACCACGCCGATCTGGGCCGGGGTCATTTTCTCCTTAAAGGGGCGGAGCGTTTTTTCCGTGTCGATATAAGACTGGCAGGCCAATAGCAATTGGGTTTGCGGGTTGGCGCCGTTACAGGCGGCGAGCGGCGCCAGGAGCAGGATCAGGATCAGGAGTTTTCGCATCGGTCGGTCCCTCCATGGGGGTGGTTTTGACGGTCAGCCAGGTGAGCAGGATCCAATTCACGATGGTCTGGCTGGCGTTGGTGACATCGTTGGGGATAGCGACGGCCCAGCCCGCCCAGATGATGTAATTGACGATCAGCACGAACGCGCCGGCCAGCCCATTGGCCGATCCGGGGCCGCTCAATATCGGCATGTCATCCCTCCTCGATCAGCGCCGCGATGCGCTTGGCGCGGTTGCCCACCTGGTCGGCCCATTTGCTATCGAGGGCTTCCTTTGCCGCCAAGGTGTAATCCCTGGCCTGCAGCGCGGCCAGCATACGGTGGAAGCCCATCAGGCGCCGCAACCCCAGGTTGAAGCACATATTCGCCAGGGCGCGCTGCCTGGGCTCGCTGAGGCCACGCCACCAGGGCAGCCCGCGGTCGAGTTCCAGTTCGGCGGTGGCCATATCGTTGCGCAGCAGCATCAGCGCCTCGGCCGGGCTGATCCCGACATCGGCCAGATTGCGGCCGTAGCCGACGGTCAGCTTGCCGGCGGTGTCGGTAAAAGGCTTGCCGCGGAAGGCCTCGTCGCGGATCAAATCGGCCTCGAGCTTGGCGATGTCAGTCATCCCATATGCCCCTTGAGCCATCCCGTGATCGCCGAGCCCAGGCTGCCGCCGACCAGTCCGACGCCGGCCAGAATGCCGATACCGCGCTGCTTGAGACGCTTATAGTCGTCCACATGGGGCTTCATCTCGGCGACGTCCTTGATCACCGGCATCAGCAGATCGAGCTTGTCGTTCATGTCGTGCAGCGTGGCGTCGAGTTTGACGTGCTGCTCTCGGGCGATTTCCATGCCCGCTTGTAGCGCCCCGATGGCGCGCGACATTTCGTCGAGATTGGCCATGTCACGTCCCGATAAAGTGGCCGATAAACCAAGACCGCTCGCCATCGATCTGAACGTTCGAGCCGCTGACGACTTTGACCCGCACATCGAGAAAATCGCTGGTCCCGTTCATCGGGATATCGATGCAATAGCCAAACAGGCCCTCGGCCGGCGCCCACCACGGCTTGACGAATCCGCCGGAAACATCGGCGTTCTTCGTGACTTCGACGTGGACATTGCCGGTGATCGTGCCTTTGATCATGACTTGGGCGCAGATCGCATAATACCCCGCGACACTCGGCTGGAAACGATAGGTGGCGGGGTCATAATTGGCGTTGGTGTCATACCATTGCGCATCGAACGGCACCACGAAGAAGGATCCCGTGGTGACGTTAAAATCGACGCTGCGATAGGCCTGGAATTTCGGCGATGGCGAACCGCCGGAAGCCACCGACATGGTGATGCGGGTGACTTGCCATCGCTCGTTGCCGCCGGCGTTGGCATTGGCCAGCAAGGACCAGCAGCGGTGCGCGCCGACCGATGAAAAATCGATGGTATTGAGCCCAGCGTCCTTGGTGACGGAATAAGTTCCGAGCACCGTCCAAGTCGAGCAATCGCCATAGCGCACTTTGACGCTGTTGATGGCCGTGGCGGCGGATAGTTGTTCGATGGTGATTTGGATGATCGCGTGGCTGTTCCCCGCGCCAAAATCCTGGCCAATCCATTCGGCCCCCGATTGCGCGTTGATCGTCGCCGTCGCCGTCGCCCAATTGGTAATCAGACCGCCGTCGAAGGCGTTCCCGGCGGGGTTGGCCGAATCGGGGCTGGAAATGGCAAAGGCCGATGAGACAACATTTTGCAGGGCGGATGCTGGCGATGGGAAGGCCAACCACAAGAAAACAGCGGCAATTATGGGGCGGAGCATAGTATATCCTCAGCTATGATAAGCGATATTGACCTGGCCCGCGTCAAAGGCATCGGTGCCGCCGCTGGTTGTCAGCACCACCGTTGTCAATTCCGAACTGAGCGACTTCGCGCCGGCGGATGTGTAGACGGTCGCCGAATTGCTCAACGCGAGGATGCCGCTGGCTGACCATGTAAAATTTGTGCTGTTTTCTAGATTGAAATGCACCGTTCCATGGTGAAGAGACCCTGGCGCGGCGGAATTTTGCAGGCCAAATCCATTGGTAAAATTCGCGGCGATCGCGCCGTTTGCGCCAGCGGAGAGATAGCCTGTATTTTCCACGCCGCCGGCAGCGCCGAGCTGCACTATAGCCGGAGACGATCCGTTGGTCGAAACCCCGACCAGGCTCATGGAAATATATTTGGTGCCGGCCGGAATGCCGGAAAATGTGATCGAAGTGCCGGATGTGGTGGCTGTCGGGGTGCCGAGCGTGGTGACTGTGGCGGCCACGGCATCCGAGGGATTGACCAGCACCACATTCGAGGCCCCATTGGTCATGGTGACGCAGGCCACGCCCGAGGCGATATCGCCCGAGGCCGTGTCGGCGAGGGCGCCAGCGGACAGTTTTTTGATCGGCAGCGCGCCGAGCGACGAGAAATTGACGGTCGAGGCCCCGGTGCAGGTATTGGCCGGCGTCCAGGTGATGAGCTGGCCGGCGTTGGTGTTGGTCAGTGCAGGGGTCGGGTTGACGATATAGGCATTGACCGTGCCGATGTCGGCGGCGTAATTGCCGCGGTTGAGCGGATTGTTGATGAAATCCACCAGCGCCTGGAAGTCGGCGTCGAGATCGACCGTGTCGGCGGTCGTGACGGCGGCGAAGGCGGTTGGGACCGAGACGTTCGCCACGGCTTATGGCCCGGCGGCAGCGGGGATGAGAGCGACCGAGCCGACCGTCTGCGCCTGGATCGCCGCGATCTTCTGGCTTTGCGGCACATAGACCTGACGCACCCGGCCGCCTGAGACGAACATGCAGCCGGCGCCGGCGCTGACGGCGGTCGGCGAGGCCGCCACCGCGATCCAGCAATCGGCGGTGGCACAGAGTTCCACCACGGTATCCAATTGGCTGTCGAAGACCGCCGAGGCCACCGACGTGGCGCCGCTGGCCACCACCTGGCCGCTCGACCACAGCAGTTTCGGATAGGGCAGCGCGCCGTTCTGGCCGACCGGGACGGTGAGGCGGGAGGACAGCCCGCTCATGTCACGACCGCTTGTTGGGGAAGCTGACCGGGGCGCGCTCGGTATCGGTGCCGCCGTCCCAGCGCGGCTTGCCCTGGTCGGTGCCGTCGAACACATAGACCCCGGCATAGCCGCCCTGAGCCCGGTCCTTCCAGGCGTCCTTGGACGGGTCGCCGTAGAACGGCGGCACGGCGATCATGCCGGTGGCGCGGTTGTCTTGGAGATAGGATTTCTTTACGATGGGCATCGGATTCTCCTTTGGGGCAGGATAGAACGATTTTTTGTCAACCGCCAGCATCAAGGCCCACCGACCCCGAGCAAAAGGCGCTGGTTGGGCGGTTTAAAGCGTGGAGAGTCGGCGCTAAAGGTGACTGACCCGGAATTGCTCAGGCCAGGCGAGCCGATCAGCGCGCCTGCGTCGGACAACAGGGGCCAGTAATAGGTCGGCCGCGCCACCCAAGGGATGGCATTGGCGCGGCGAAAATTGCCGTTGTTATACAGCGCGCTCACGATCGAATCCGCCGCCGTCTCGTTGGCCACCAGCCAGATGGCAAAGTCGCACATGCGACAATCGGCCGGAAACGATGCGTTGCCCAGAGTCAATGCCATCATGTTTCCCGTGTCGGCGGTGCCGTTGAGCGACATGGTGGCCGAAACCGCGTCCTGATAGTGCTTGATGGTCTTGCTCACGCCGTTGGCGTTCGCGGGCATGTAGCAGCCCTTGAGCATCCACACCCCGGTGGAGGGCTCCGGCGCGATCTCAGCGAACCATTCGCTGGTGAACCCGTCCGGCGTGAAAAAAGCCTCGGAGCCGCCGGTGTAGACGTTGATGCTCTGTCGGATATTGGCGTTGTCCCCGAGATTGCAAACCACGTCGAACGCACCGATGGAGGTGAACTTGACCGGGAAGGTAATTAGCCGATTGTTCGTCTGCACGGCGATGTTTGTGCCAGTCAGAGTCGCCGACAGCAGTTTAGCGGCGTCGTTATCGAATAGCGCGCTCATGGGCGGCTCCACCCTGGCGGAACACGCGCAGGATCGCGGCCAAGCTCGGCCCCGAGGTCTTTCATCAACTGGCACAAGGCCCTAAAATACCGGCTCTTGCCTGTCCCGGAGCGGCCGTTGACAATCCTATCGAGATCGTCGAACAGCGCGTGTTTCTGTTCGATGGAGAGCCCCATCAAATGCCCCGATAGCCCGAGGCCGAGGCATAGACATTGGCCGCGGAATCGGTGGTGACGAAGGTGGCGGTGGTGACGCCGCCGCGCAGCGGCGTGGGAAGCGTCACCGCGAAGCCGCCACCGTTTGGCGCGGCCCATCCGCGGTAGAGCGCCGTGCCGCCGGAACCATCGGTGAAGGTCACCAGCGCGCCGGTCGAGGCGTGGGAATTTGTCGCCATCAGCGTGGTGATGTAGTTGCGCAAGACCCCGCTGCCAGCGACGATGACCGAGGCATTGGTCGCGGTGGTGATGGCCGCCGTCACGCCCGAGATCAGGTTTTCCGGCAGGGTGTAGGGCGCCACCACCTGGCGGCCGTTGAGATCGGTCAGGATATCGGCGGTATCGCCATTGGCCACGGCGGTGTAATCGGCATTGCCGGCGCGCCCGGCGATGCGGATCGGATTGCCGGCGATCGGCGCGTCATGGGCCGACTGGCCGTTGGTGGTGGCCACGTCCACGTCGCCGATATTGTTGGTGCCCGCCGGCAGCGCGGGCAGAGTCACCACATCGACATTGCCGATGTTGTTGTCGCCGGCCGCAATCGAGGCAATATCCACGTCACCGATGTTGTTGTTACCGGCCGGCAGCGCCGGCAGGCTGGCCACGTCTACATCGCCAATATTGTTGTTGCCGGCGGGCAAAGCGGGCAGGCTCAGAACATCGACATCGCCGATGTTATTGGTGCCGGCGGGCAGGGCGGCGTTGATGGTGACGTTCCACACGCCCGACTGCTGCGCCGCCACCACGCCGGAAACCGTCACCGCGCCGTCCACCGTGATGGTGTTGCCGCCGTCTTGGATATTGACCGCCGCGGCACCGGCGCCGTTATCGACCGTCACGGCGCTGATGGTGCCCGCCACCATGTTGACCTGCAGCGCATGGTTGACGTCATCGGTCATCGACGCGCCGGTGCCGTCCACCGGGAAACTATGAAGATCGCGGTTGGTGTTCATGCGCGGCGTGCCGACATTGCCATCGGTAATGGCGGGGGGCGTGGTGTCGTAGATCGCGCCCATCGGCGTCAGATTGGTGGCGCCGCCGGTGAAGGCGCTGTTGTCGGCGGAAGCCGTGCCGCCGGAACCAGCGCCCGCCTTGATGTTGACCTTGAGATAGCCGTTGGCATCGACCTGCAAGGCCGAGACATCGCCATCGGCCACCAGGCCGGCATCGGCGGCTTTCTGCACCACGCCGGCCATGGTGACGGTATCGGTGGCCGAGAACGTCGTGCCGGCGGCGTATTGCGTGCCGCCGCCGATCGAGATGCTTGGATCGATCGATTTGATGCGGACCGGCGTGCCTTCACCGGAATCGACGACAGGCATGGCGGCTATCCTTGGTTTTCCGGTGGTTCGGGCGGCGGCGCGATGGTTACCTTCTCGCGGCCGATCAGGAACACCCAACCGGCGAACAGCGCGAACAGGCTGGCAGCGATGGTGCGCTGCGAATCGGGCTCGGCTACCGCATAGCCGAACATGGCGGCGGTCGCCAGCAAGGCCAGCAGGCTATGGAGGCGCAAAGCCAGCATCTTGAGCCCGGCATTGGCCAGTTTCATGGCGGCGCTCACCTGGTCACGGGTCATCGTCGTCCCCTCCCTGTTCGTCGTCATCGTCGCTCATCAATTCGCTGCCCATGGTGCCCTCGGCCAGCTTGTTCTTGACCGCTTCCCATTTGATCGCGGAGTTGATGATCGACATTTCCTCCTTGACCGTCAACTTTTCCTCGCCGGATTTGCCGAGCCGCTTGAGCGCCGTGCCGAGCGCCTTGTCGATCTGGTCGGTGAGGGATTTGTCGGTCATGGCAGAAGTTCTTTCGCCCCCATGAGGCCGAGGCCGCCCAAGCCGGCATACCCGAGAATTTTAATGATCATCTGCTTGGATTTGTCGCTTTCGCCATAGACATTTTCCACCCGCTGAATCTGAGTCAGCAGTTCGGTGTATTGCGTGTCATCGATCAAGCCGTCACGGCGCATGTTGGCAATCGTGGCGCGCGCTTTCTGCGGCACCTCGCGCGCCGAAGCGGATTCGATCTCGGTGCGGGCTTGTTTGTATTTGTCGGCGAGTTTCTGCGGCCCGGCAATCTCTCTCTCGGCGGCGGTCTTCTCCTGGCCGAGACGAGTCCCAGCCTCCTTCGCTTTGGCGCTCGCGCGTTCGGCGATCTGCTCCGGCGTCTCAATGCCACCGACCGTTTCGGCGATGCGCTTTTTTTGCTTTTCGCGCAGACTTTCCTGGTAGACGCGGTTTTCCTTGGCGGTTCGCTCGGCTTGCTCGGCGAGACGGATGCGATCCGAGAGCGGCTTGCGGGCGCCTTTTGCTTCCTCGACCGCGCGCTGCGCCGTTTCCCGCGCCGTTCGGATGCCACGGAATTCCTGGTAAAGGCCAAGCTGGCGCAGCGGCGCCTCATTGCGCGCCAGCCAGGTGCGCAGACTGGCCGCACTCGGCACCGCCTCCTTGCCAAACAAGTCCTGGGTGAAATATAGCCTGGCGGAATCGCGCAATTCCGGGCTTTCCTTCAAAAGCGTTGTGAACACCGGGTTCCCGGCGCGCGCCTTGGCGATAATCTGCCCCGTGACTTGCGCCTGGGTCATGGCGTAATCGGTCGAAATCGGATCAGTGTCGAGCACCTTTTTGAGGGCGCCCTTGCGTTCGACGACATCGAGCGGCCGCGATAGCGTGCGCCATTTCCCCAAGGCTTCCCTGTAAGGTTGCCAATTCTCGGTGGAGGATTTCACAAGTTGTTTCTTGATCTGGCCCAGCGCATAAACCGTTTCCTTGTCGATCTTGCGCTCCTTGAACTGACGCGAGCCGATCACGCTATCGAGATACCCGCGCAGCGAATCGGCCGATCGGATGGTGAGCGCATCCTTGCCGTCTGATTGCAGCAACGATTTCACTTCCTTCAGCACCCCTTCCAGAGCCGGGTTACGAATGCCCTTGAGCTGCGCATCAATAGAGTCTGATATGGTTTTGGTTTCGATCCGCAATGAATCGCCCGCGCTATCCAGCGCGGCCCCGAAGCCGGACTGATCCTTGCGAATCTTCACATATTTGTCGTGAAGGTCTTGGGTCGATTTGCGCAATTCAGCGCCGAATTGATCGGCCGTCATGCCTGGGGTCGAAAGTAGTTTTTGTTCTAGGCCGGTGACGGCAGTTTCGGCCTCCATGACGCGCGCCTCATTTTGGGCTACGGCCATTCTGGCCTCGTCAGCGGTCGCGCCGGCGCTGCGGTATTCGGCCTCCGCCGCCCGCGCTCGGTCTCGCAGATCGTCGAGGACACGCTGTTTTTCCGCCGCGACCTCCTCCGGCCGCAAGGCTTTGGCCCGCGCTCTGGCGGCGGCCACGTCGGCGCCGGTCGCCAATTCTGCTTGGGCCTTTTCGACGGCGGCAATCTTACGCTGGAACGGCGACATCGCCGCCTCCTGCTCGCCGATGATGTCGCTGGTTTCGCCAACTGCCCTGGCGCGCAGGGATTCGGCGCTCTGCTCGGCGATTTTCCCGGTGGATTTTGGGGTGATGGCTCGCCCAATTCCCCGCATCATCTCCGACGCGCCTTTCGCCACATAAGGCGCGCCAAATCCCCCACCAAGAATTTCCCCGGTCACCGCGAGGGGTTCTTGGCCGGGGAATTCTGGAAGACCACGGATCGGATCACCGACGAGAGATTTGGCGGCGCCAGTGAACGGCGAGAAGGCCTGGCGCAACGCGCCACCAGCCATCTTCAATGTCGATGGCAGCCCGCGCGGATCGACGATCCATGGCCGCTGGCGGGCGTCGAGCATGGCCTGCTTTTCGGCGAAGGCCTCGTTGACCTCTTGCGTGCCGGCCTGGAATTCGCCGGCGATATTGCCGGGAATCGACGTGAGCGTATTCATGGCGCCGCCGGCGGGTGCGGCCGGCGCATCCTCCCAGCCGCCCGCGGCCGCCGGCGCGTCTTCCCATTCGCCGGCCATTACTTGGGCCTCCGCGCGAATTTTCCGGTCGAGGGATTGATGCCGTATTCGTATTTGTCGGGCTCATAGGATCCGAAGGCCGCCGTGGCGCGGGTCTGGTCGCTTTCGCCGGTCGGGCCGGCCTGGCCGATTGTGGGACGGCCGCGGCTCTGGGCGCCGATCACGTCATCGACATCGAACGGAATGGCCCTGTCGATGGCATCGCGCGTCTTGGCCATCTTCTCGATCTGTTCCGGGCTTGCCCCCGGATAGTTCTCGTATTGGTCGGCGAAGATGTCGAGTTCCTGTTTGACGCGCGCCATGAAGGTGGCGATCACCACCGGCGAATCGCCCGCCTTGGGCGCTTGCTGCTTATAGAGGTCGATGATGTGCTTGGCGCCGGAATTGGCGTAGCCGCCGCCGAGCGCGCGGCTCATGTTGCTCTCGATGCCGCTGACCAATTGTTGGAACATGCGGGCGTCATTCTCGGTCACCTGGCGGGCGAAGGTGTTGGCAAGCGACGTGCGCAGCGTTTCTCCCGTCTGGCCGGTCATGCCCGACAACGCGCCGAGCACGGTGCCTTCCGGCATCTTGGCGACATTGAGCAGGTCGGTCGCCGCCTGCTGGTAGGCTTCCGACATGTTGAAGGCGAACCGCTGATTGATGGCGCTGCCCGAGGCGCGCGGCGCGGCTTCGACCGGCTCGCCACTGGCATCGCGCACATAATCGCCCTTGGCGGCGTTCCAATAGCCGAATTTTCCGTTGGGCAGCTTGACCTGCATCCCCTGGCCGGTGGTTTCGACTTTGTTCTGCATTTGCGCATAGGCCAGGCCCAGCCGCTCGTCGGCGCGCCGGCCGGCCTCCATGGTCTGGATCAAGGCGCGGATATTGCCTTGGCGGGCGTTTTCCGCCGTGATCTCGTCGCGGTAGCCGTTGGCGGTGTCTTTCAGCAGGTCGAGCTTTGCCTTGAGCGTCGTCTTGCGGTCATCGAGGATGGTCTGGTAAGCGTCCAGCCGCTCGGCGTTGACCTGCCTGGCGCGGGTGAAATCGGTCTGAAACTTCTTGAATTCCAGCGCCGCCTTTTCCTGGTTGCCGTCGGCATAGCCGTTGATCGCCGCGGCCGCCGCGTTGAGGCTCGAAATCATCGGCGTGCTGGTTTTCAGCCCGGCCAGGGCCGACAGGCCGAAGGCGATGGAAAAGAATTCCGAGGCGCCCTTCTGGTCGATCAGCTTGCCGATCGCCGGGCTTTCCGGGTAAAGCTCGAGCATCGGGCGCTGCGGCATCCCTTGAGCGATATCGCCTTCGATCGCCTGGCGCATCTGGCCGGTGACGGCCTGGCGCTCCTGGGAATATTGGTCGATGCGCTTTTGCGAGGCGGCCAAGGCGCCGAACATCTGATCGAGCCCGTCGGAACTGGCCGAGGGCGGCGGTGCGGCCGGCGGCGATTTCGCCGGGTCGGGCCCGGTGAGCGCGTCGTCCATGGGGGCGGCAACGGCCATGTCAGCTCGCCATCAGGCGCCCGAGCGCGCCCATCGAGGCCTGCAAGGCGCGCTGGGTTTCGGCGTCGCGGCGGGCCTGCAAGGCCGCCGCATTGCCCGACGCGGTGCCGGCGACGCCGAGCGCCTGCAAGCCCTGGCCGACGTTGACGCTCTGCTGCTGGCCCATCTGGGCCAGCACCGTGGCGTCCACCTGGTTGAGCGCGCTGGCTTCCATGGTCGAGCCCGACAAGCCGGCGCGGGCGAATTTGTTGCGGATCTGGGCCTGCATGGCGGCCTTGGTCTGATTGAACGTCGCCTGCTGCGCCGGCGTGAGATTGCCGGCCAGCAAGGGCTGCGCCGTCTGCTGGGCCTGGCCGGCGATCGCGTTGAGCTGGCCGACGCCAGGCACCGCGCCCTGGCCGCGCATGAGGCCCTGGCCGACCTGGGCGGCGAGGCCGATTGGTTTGCCATATTCCTTTAAGAAATCCTTGCCTTGCTGCCAGAGGCTTTGCGGCGCTGGCTCCGGGCTGATCGGCTGGAAGCCGCCCGATGGGTTGAGTTCCATGCCAGGCTTGTCGAAGGCCGAGACATCGGCCGATGGGCCCCCGCCGGCTGCCGCGGCGCTTTCCGCCGGCAGCGCGGACACTGCGTCGCCCGCCACCCCGGCCGGCAATTGCTCACCGGCGGCAAAACCCGCGTCTACCCCGGTATCGCCGCCCAAGCCGCCCAATTGGTTGCCCAGGCCCAGACCTTCCTCCACGGCCGGCGTGGCCGTGGCGGTGCCGCCGCCAGGCACGATATCGACCCCTGGAATGCCGCCCGATGGCGTCACGCCGCCACCGGCGCCGGCCGCCGCGGCGCCGGCCGAGGTGCCCGCCGTGCTCATTTCCGCCGCAATGCCGCTCGGGATACCAGCCTCGCCAACAGCAAAGCCCGCATCGATGCCGATGTCGCCGCCCAGGCCGCCAAGGAAATTGGCGCCGCCGCCAGCCCCGCCCCCAGCCGAGCCGATGAGGGCATTGCCCGCCGCGTCGAACCCTGTTGCCGCCAGATCGCCGCCCAGGCCCGGTCCAAGACCGCCGGTTGCCGCGCCGCCGATTCCAGCGGTCACCGCGCCGATTCCCGCCGAGCGCAGCAAGTCGTCCATCGAATAATCCTCGCCGCCGGTGATGCCGCCGACGGTGGCGGCGCCGATCGCCCCCACAGCCGCCACACTTGCGCTAACAGCCATGATCTTTTCCTATGATTTTGCAGTAAACCCGCTCCAACGGGCGATAGCCGAGCGTGGCGAAAAACCGCTCATGATCGGACGCCAGTTTGGCCTTGACGGTGGAAATCGTCACCTTCTCGGCACGCATGATCTTCTCCGCCTCGATGAACAGCCGCAACGCCAGCCGCGGCACGCCGCGATAATCGGGGTCCACCCAATAAACGTCGTCGCTCGCGCCGATCACATCGTAATGCAAATTGCGGGTCACGATGAAAGCGATATAGGCGACGATGCGGCCTTCGTCGCGTCCGACCAGAACCCGCAATCGGCCCGTGGCCTCGATCGCCTTATAGGTCGCCACATCGGGCGCCAGCGGGCCAAGGGCTTCCTTGTTCTCGGCGATCTCGTCGTAATGGCGCGCCAGCATGGGGCCGGCGTCCCGATAGGCCGTGTCGAAGGGTTCAAGCGCGAATACAATAGCCATGGCTCATCCTACCACGTTCCGCCTGTCCTACAAACCGAGCACCCGCTGAATCTTCTGGTGTTCCGCCACATGCAGCAATTGCCACGTATAGAACTGCTCTTTTTTGGAAAAGTCCACCGAAGCGAGATCGGGCGGCCCATCGGCGCCCAGCGCATTGGCGATGTTGATGTGTTCCTGGTAGTGGATTTCCAGCCAGCCGCCCGGCGGCTCGCCGATATCGAACAGCGGGTAGGTCGTCCAATCGATGCCGAACAGGGTTCGGGCGGTCATGAGAAATTGCTTATGGGCCATGGCGTTGAGCATGGCCAATTCCGCCAGGGCGCCCTTGTTTGAAAACAGCGCGTCGGAGGCCAGCGTGATCGAACTCACCAGTCGGCTCCCACGTCGAATTGATAGTTGAGCGCGGTGATTTTCCAGCCCGGCGCGTCGGCCGTGATGTTCTGCCCCCAATATTTCGAGATCGAATTGAGCGGGAAGGAGTTGATCTGGAAGCCGCCGGAAAACCACGTCACCGGCGCGCTCACGTTGTTGATCCAACTCACCGTGTCGCCGTCCTGATTGATCCAGGTGATGGCGTTTTGCGAGGTGGCGGGCGGAATCGTGGCGCCCGACAGCTCGGTGACCGGCTGCACCGTGAAGGGCGTCGATTGGGCGAGCAGCGCGGTGATATTGGAGCGCAGCATGATCTTGTCGAAGACCGGATCGCCGAAATCGTAGAGCTTGGTCTGGATCAACGTGTCGATATCGGCGGTTTCGTCGGAAAATAGCTGTTTGAGCACCGCGCCATAGGCGCCGTAGAGATCGGGGGTGCCATCGGGGCCGGCCGAGATGATCTGGGTCAGATCGGCGCCTTGCGAGCCGAAAAACCACTTGCCGTTGACGATCAGCGCCAGGAGCGGCCGGGTTGCACCCGCCGGGTCGTGATAGTGAAACAAGAATACGTAGCACAACTGATTGTAGATCGAGACCTGGCCCGAACTCATCAGGTGCCCGAGATGAATATCGGTCCAGATGCCGTCCAGATCGTCGGAAATCTTCTGCGGCGTGACGCCATAGAGCGAATAGACGCCGTAGGGCGTGACGATGACGATGGCGCGCAAAAACGGCGTGATGCCGAGCGGGAAGGCCACGCCCAGGGTCGGGCTGATGTTGACGTTGGAGAAGGTGGTCACCGCCGGGGTGCCCGACACCAGCAGATCGCCGATGGTGTTGATCGCCGTGGCGGTGGCGACATAGAGGAAATCGTTGGCGGGCGTGAGCGACGTGATGATGCCCGAATGGACCTCGTCGCGCAGCGTGAAGGAGCCCGCCGAGGACGAGGTGAAATCGGTAATGGAATTGGCCGAGGTGAAGAACACCTGGCGTCCCGAGGACAACCAGACGCGGCCCTGAAAGGTGGCGATCTGCGGGTTGCCGACGGTCGGCAGAGTATAGGGCGCCGCGGGAAATTCGGTCGCCACCACCGCCGCTTGAGTGCCGCCGCCGCCGGTCACCGTGACATTGGGCGCCGAGAGATAGCCGCTGCCAGGGTTGGTCAGATTGGCCGAACCGATGCCCCAGGAAATGGTCAGCGTGGCGCTCGATCCGTGGCCGCCGGTGGTGGCGGCCGGATTGGCCGGTAGCGTGGAATAGACGCCGCCGCGCACGATCGAGACGGTGGAGACCGCGCCGCCGCCGCTGATTCCGTCCACCCGAAATTCGGTCGAGAGCGTCGAAGTGCCGCCCGAGATCGTCAGCACATCGGCGGTGGAATAGCCCGAGCCGCCGGCCGAAGGCGAGGCCGAGATCGCCGTCATCAGCACGGTGCCTGTGGCGCTGGCGCCGTTGCCGCCGGTGAAGACCAGGGTCGGCGCCGAGGTGTAATTGATGCCGGCGTTGCTCACCTCAAGCGAGAAAATCTTGCCGGTGCCGTAAAGAAACGTGCCGTCCCAGGAAAAATAGCCATTGGCCGGGTCGGTGATCAGCAGATAGAGATTCTGCCACATGGCGAGCGCCACGCCCGAGGTCGAGAAGGTGCCGGCTGGGGCAATCACCGTCTGGCTGCCGTCCGACAGCTTGACCTGATAGGCGGCGCCCGTCGAGGTGATGACGAAGACATAGGAGGTGGTGGACAGCACCCCCCAATGCGCCGTCTCGATGTCGCCCGAGGGCGAGGTCCATAGCGCGCTGGCGGCCTCCTTGGGCACCGCGCGCAGATTGCCCAGGCCGACCGGGATGACGTTTTCCAGCCAGGCGAATTGCTCATCCTTGATCGCCGAGCGGTGCGCCTGGGTATTGACGCCCTGGAAATCGCGCACGGTCACGGATTTGTGATCCTGCGGCGGCGGCGGCCCGGCCTTCTTGGCCGCCATGGCCTGATAAGGATCGAAGCGCGGCCCGGCGGGCTTACTCGTAAGCATTCGGGATCATGCGGCTTTTGGTTTGGCTGATGCACTCCACCGCGCGCTGGGCGTAGAGCATCTTCAAACCGGCCGCCTTCTCGAACGACTGGTAGCTCAACTGCGCCTTGAACGCGGCATAGAAGGGCACGCAATCGGTGAAGGGAAAGTCGATCACCTCCTCGTCGGTGGGTGCGGCCATATCGACCGGCAGATAGACCACATCGGCTTCGCAGTCATAGGCCTGGTCGGGGATCGGCGCCAGATTGAAGCCGCGCTGGCCATAGGTGGCGAAGGTCGCCGGCTGCTGCTGGTAATTGGTCCATGGCCGGAAATAGGCCGACTGGCGCGAGAACGCGCTGTTCATCAAGGGATAGCGGGTCTGGCTCCAAATCACGTTGATGCCCATGATATCGACCACGGCGGAGGTCTGCACCGTGGTGCCGTTGGTCACCGTCATGGTATAGGGCGGCGAGGCACCGGTCAGGAAGGTGTCGAAATAATCGTAAAATTCCTGGCCGACCACGGTGACGAATTCGCACAACCCGCGCAGGCAGCCAGTGTCCATCACGGTCTGGGCGCGCGCCGTGTTGATATGGTCGGTCAGTTCGTTATCGGTCCAGTAGGTCGAATTGGCGTCGCGCAGCAGGCGGCGCGTCTGGGTCAGATAACGCGAAAGGGTGGGGACCGCCGGCACATTACTTCACCGGCAGAATCAGGCGCTTGCCGGCATCCGCCGGATGGGTCGCATGGATCATCGGCTCGATGGTGAAGGCGGCCAGCACGTTGTCGGCCAGCTCGCGGGTGTTGGGCCGCGCCGTGTTATACCAGCCCTGGCGGATCAGGGCGTCGGTCTTGTCGTCCTTCTTATAGCCGAAGAACAGCACGGCGGCGCCTTCGGGCATCACCGCCGTCTTGCCCGGCTCGATCTGGTAGTCCTCGCCGTCGTAGCGGTCGGCGAAGGTTTCCTTCCAGCCATTGGTCACCGCCACCATGGATTCGCGGGCGTCGTAGCGCGAGGCCTCGCCGGTGAACTCGAACTTGCGCAACCAGGCCTTGGCCGCCTTGACATGCTGTTCCTCGGAATAGCGCATGCGGCCGAGACGAGTCAGCACCTCCACCACGTCGCCGCCGTCATAGGCGAAGATATGGCGGGCGGCGTCGAGCGGAATGGGCACCGGCTCGTTGGGCGGAAAGGTGAAGGACTGACCGTTATAGCGATCGGTCAGGGTGTCCTTGTTGCGGTTGGTCACATAGAGCATGCGATCACCCGAGGAACGGCTGGATGGTGAGCTGATCCTGCACCCCGCCGACCGTCATGGTGACCGCCGCCTGAGTGGTGGCCACCGAGCCGCCGCCAGCCAGCACCAGAGCCGCCGGCACCGCCTGGAACAGGCCGGCATCGACGACCACGGCGCTCGCCGTGGTTACCGCGCCGCCGGAGGTGGTGGTGCCCTGGATCACCGCTTGGCGCGGCTGCAGCACTTTCTTGATGGTCGAGGTATAGGCCGCGGTGCCCGCCACCACGCCGCCCATGGTGATGATGCCAAAGCCGGTCGAGGCGCCATAATTGCCGCCCACCGCGCTGATGGTAAAGCCGGTGACGCCGAACTCCATGATCGCCGTGGCCGAGGCCGTGGTGCCGCCGCCGCCCGAGAAGGCGATGGTCGGAACAGCGGTCAGCGGCGTGCCGTGATTGTTGATGACGATGCCGGTGACCTGGGTTTGGCCGGCCGCGATGGTCAGCGTCGCCGCCGCTCCCGCGCCGGTGGTGTCGCGCGCGTCGTTGACGAAAGTCACGGTCGGCGCCGTGGTGCCGTAGCCGGCCCCCTGCTCGGTGATGGTCAGCGCCGAGACTGCCGTGCCCGACAGGGTGGCGATCGCCTTGGCGGCGACGCCGACGCCGGGCGGCACCGAAATCTGCGCCGTGGGGGGATAGGTATAGCCGGTGCCGCCGGCGGAAATCGTGGTGGTGGTCGAGACCGCGCCGCCCAGGATGGCGGTGGCCACCGCCGAGCCGGCCGAGAAGGTCACCGTCGGGGCCGAGGTGTAATCGGCGCCGCCGTTGGTGATCAGGCAGCCGATGACGCAGCCGGTCAGGTTGGCCAGCCGGATGGTGGCGCCGTCGGAATTGATCATCAGCGGCGCGTTGGGAGTCTGCGCCGTGTTGATCCAGACACCGCTCACCGGATCCTTGACCTGCACCGTGGTGTAAGGCCCCGGCGTGACGATGAAATCGCCCGACGGGATGACATAGGTCTCGCCGGCCTGCAAGGTCAGTTGGTTGGTGGGCTGCGTGCCGAGGCTGAGCACGCCGCCGCTATAGCCGATCGCATGAATGGGCATGATCTGACCTCAGATGGTGAGCGAGTTGAAGCCGGTCACGCGGGTCATCGCCTTGGGCTTGGCGACCACCATTTCCATGATGGCGACCACCGCGCCGACATAGCCGAGCTGGTAGTTCGGGATGGTCGAGACGAAGCCGGTGAAGGCGAAGGCCGCGTTCTTGTGGATGTAGAGCGAGAGGTAGCGCGTATTGACGAAATACAGCAGCCCCTCGGGGCAATAAGGATCGGCGTAGATCGGCACGCCGCCGACCGACAGCGCCGTGAACGCCGCCTGGGCGCCGTTGGGCTGGGTCGAGAAGGCGTTGCCCGGCGTGATCTGGTAGGATTCCGAACCGATGATGTCTTGCGACAGCAAGGCCCAGGTGCCCACCCCCATGACGCCGAAGGTCGGCATTTCGGCGCCGTTCTTGAACGTGCCGGAAATATACTGCATGACGTTGTTGCGCGTCGGGTTGGCCGTCGGGCTGACGGTATAGACCTTGCCCTTCCACCAGGTGTTTGTGGTGCGCGACAGATTGCCGTAGGTCACCAGATTGGTGCCGTCGTCGATCGCGCCGGGCAGGCCGATGATCTGGTTGACGTTGGAATAGTTATTGTAGAGCGCGGTCGAGATCACGTCGGTCATGCCGTTGCCGGCGTCGTTCATGCGCGCCTCGATCAGCGGGATGACCGCGAAATCCATCTGCACCGCGCCTTCCATGCCGAGGAAGGGCACCGGCGTGATCAGCAGCTTGAGGTTGAACTCGCCGTTATAGGCGCCCTGCTGCACGGTCGGCTGGTTGAACGAGCCGGAATAATCCGACCATTGCGGCGTCACGAAGGGCGTGCCCTGGACCGGCACGGTGACCGAGGAAATACCGCCAGAGGCCATCTGCGCGTTGGAGATCAGCGCCGCCGCCAAGGGCGAGGAATTGTAAATCTGCACCGTGAGCTTGGGGACGAAGGCGCGGCGCGTGACATAGGTCAGCTCGTTGCCGATGGACCCCGAGGGAATGATGCCGGTGCCGAGAACGGGCATGATGGCGGCTCCTAGTTGAGCGTCACGCCGTTACGGCGCGCGGTGTTGAGTTCGTTGATCGCCTCATGGGCCACCTTGCGCGACCAGGCCTCGGGATTTTTCAGATCCTCGGACGTCAGGCCAAGCTGGAACGGCTGGGTGGTTTCGGGGGTCGGCGTCGGCAGCGCGGATTGGCGCTGCAGATCGAGGAAATCGGCCGCCGTGGCGTAATTGGCGATGCCCTTCTCGATCATCAGCTGCTCGGTCGCCTTGACATCGGCCTCGACCCAGCCTGGCCGCGTCAGCAATTGCTTTTTCTGTTCTTCCAGGGTGTTGATGACCTGGCGGCGGGCATCAGCCTCGTCGCGCTCGGCGATCTTGGCTTCCAATTCGCCAACCTTGGCCATCACCGCGTCCTTGGCGTCGATCTCGGGGATCATCAGGCCGGGCGAGACATGCTTGACCATGCGCAGCGTCGCCTCGCGGGTCTTGGGATTGCCGACCAGCTTTTGATAAAGCTGGGCCTGCAACTCGAGGGAGTCCTGGTCGCCGCTCACTTGGTGTCTCCCGGCTTGGAAATCTTATATTGCGTCGCGGTCGGCCCGACCTTGCCCGCGGCCGTCAAGCCGCCCAATTGCGCATAGCGCGGCGGGTTGATGATGCGGCCGTTGACCTGGGCATCGGAGGTCGGCTGGCGAATCGGCGCTTCACGGGGGGCGAACAGTCCTTTGTCAGCCATGATAAATCCTCACATCAGTCCGGGTTGCGGGGGTGGAGCGCCGGCGGCGCCGCCGGGCGGGGCTGCCATCGCCTGCTGGGTGGGCGAACCGCCGCCCATCTGGGGCAGCGATGAAATCAATTGCTGAATTTCGGCCGGGATAAACGGCTCGTCGCTATCGCCGCCGAATTTCGACAGCGCGCTCAAAGCTTTCAGCACCGCCTTGCCGTCCTCGGAATCGATGCCAAAGCCGGTGAGCGCCCGTTCGAGCACCTTGGCCGCCAGCCCGACCTGAATGCGCGAGATCATCGCCTTGCCGTCGTCCTTGGTCGGCATCGACATGGGAGCGGCATTGGGCGCTCCGGCGCCGGGCGACATGGCTTGGCCGCCTGGGGCGCCGCCGGCCATTTGTGCGATCTGCGGGGGAATTGGCATGGTGTCTCGCGTAAGTCGGATGAAACCGGCGGTTTTCTGGGAGGACAGGAGGCGACGACCAGAGGGGACTGGACAAACCACACCCGAAAACCGCCGATGCCATTAACGCCGCGTCTTGCGGCCCCGACGCTTACGCATGGATTCCTCCTACAACGGGGGTTGACAAACGGCTCTCGTTAGCAGGGGCATCCTGCGCGGGAAAAATTGGCCATGCAAGGAAAATTAACCAGATGCCGGTTAAGCGGCCTCGGGCGGTGGCAAATTAACCTGATTTCGGTTAATCGCGCGGAAGACATCGACGATCAGATGGATGCGCGGGGCCTCGCCGAGATTATGCCCGCTATGGGTCACATGCTTGTCGAACCACCACACCACGCCGGGTCGCAGTCGCAGAGTTTCTTCGCCGGCTTTCAGACGCGCCTTGGGGTTGCTCAAGATCGCCAGGTGATAGCGTTCGGTGGCCTCGGCATAAAGGCCCTCGTCGGCGTGTGGCGCGATCAGACCGTTCGGCGCCAGCGAGACGATCATGGCGCGCGCCAAGGGCGTGCCCACCATCAAGGCGATCGCCGAGCAGGCCTCGCTGAACGCGCGCTCCGCCATGATCGGGCGGTCCACCACTTCGAGCGAGTTGAAGACCGAATCGACGCTGATGGTCGGCGGCATGCGCAGATAGATCGAGCGCGAATCGGCGTGCGGGCTGCCGGGATAGGATTCGCGCCAGGTTTCGTCATTGAAGCGGGCGGCGTGGCGGGCCGCCGCATCGAGCAGTGGCGCCACCGGCAAAATGCCGACCTGCATGAAGTGTTTCATTTGGATTTCAGCGATTGTTTTTGCAGTTCCGCCTGCTTCTCGGCCTCGGCGGCGGCGGCTTCGGCCTTCTCGATGGCCTTGAGGCGTTGCAGCAGAATTTGTTCGCGCGGCGGGTGGATCGATTCGATCAGGGTGGCGCGGTCGATGGCGCGCGCCTTGAACAACTCCCAAGCCTCCTCCTTCTGGTTGTCGATGAAGATCGGCGAGGAGGAATGGGCATCGACGCGGACTTTTACCTTGTCGGTGAACTGACCGAGCTTGAACGGCTGGCCCTTGTCGTCGATCAGGGTGGCGGTCGATTTGGCCCGGCCGAGCGCCAACATCAGGAAGGCCAGCTTGTCGAGGCCGCGCTCGATGGCCAGCGCCCGTTTCTTGATGCGCGACGACGACAGTTGCGCCAGCACGGCGGCATGACCGCGCGAGCGCACGCCGGCTTCGCCGCGGCCCTGCAGCACGTTGCCCATGCCGCCGATCTCGGCGAACATTTGATCGATTTGATTCAGTTCGGCGAAGGTCTCGTCGGGCATGTCGGGCTTGAACTCATCGACCTTGGCGCCGGGGAACGAGGTCGAGATCATGCCGCCGGCCTGCATCAGGGCTTGCAGCTTCTCGTCGGTGATGCCGGAAAAGCCCGACAGCGCCTTGGGCGGCTTGAGCTGGCGATCCCACAGATCGCTGATCTGGCCGAAGCGTTTTTCGCGCAGATCCTGCAGGCCGAGCAGCAGCCCGACCTCGGCGAACCCCCAGAAATAGCTGTGCAGCGGCAGCGGCGTGAACTTGACGAAGGGGTGTTCGTCGGGCACGAAAAAATTCTTGCGGTCGAAGATCGTCACGCCGGGCTCGGCGATGGTCACGATGCGGTAATCGCCGTCCTTCGGCCCATCGGGCTTTTCCGGGTCGCGTGGCTCGCCGAGAGCGTCGTCCCAAATCCACATTTCGCACATCTTGACCACGTCCTCGGCAATGTTGGGCGTGTAATCGACGATGGTCTGGGGCAGGTTGGCATGGCCGATCAGATTGGGCGTGGTCTGAGACAGCACGATGTTCTGGATGAGTTGCGGCGGTTCCTGTTCGGAGCGTTCCGCCGTGGTCGGCTGGATGGCGTCGAGAATCGCTTGACGGTTGGGATGGGGGGCGATCAGCCGCTCGAATTCCGCGTTGCCCACGGTATACCAATGGCAGATCGCCTCCTGGCGGTCGGCCGAGGTCAAGTTTTCGTTGAGCACGCCGATATTGTCGGGGTCGAGCAGGTAGCAATCCATGTTGCCTTCGGGCCGCGCGATCAGCTTGATGAATTCCGTGCCATGCACGTAAGACCACAGCGAAGCCTGCATGGCGGTTTCGTCGGCGTTGGTCGAATACCACTGATCGTTCAACCATTTCGACACCGCATTGAGCCGCCCCACTTCCTTGGGGTCGGCTTCGGCGGTGAGATCGACCGAAAAGCGGGTCGATTCCTGGGCATAGGTGAAGCTGGTCAGCAATTCGACATGGGACCAGATTTTATTATCGAGCGCGCGCGAGCCGCCGTCGGCGCCGTAATAATAATAGGATTTGAGCGAGGCATAGACCGAGCGGCGCGTCGCCCGGGTGGCCTCGCAGCGGCGCTCGATATCGGCAAAAAAATCCTGGCGCTGGGCGGCTTCCTTGGGGATTTTCATTTAATTTACCAGCCAATCCGTAACAACATAACCGGCAATGCCAGATGTCTTGAGTCTTTCAAGATCGTAGGTGCTGAAAGCCGCCAACACGACGGGCGCGCCGCTATTTGCGCTGGCCCGATGCCCATCCGGGTAATGGAAATGCACGCGGTCAGCTAAAAATAACATCCCCTGCGCGGTATCCCAAATCGGCTCGAACCATTCCGCTTCGGTGCGCGCATGGACGAGAGCAATGCCGCTTTGGTGCAGGGCCATGCGGCGCAGCCAGCGTCCCACGTCATAGCGGTGAAACGGAGGGTTGAGCCAAACGCGACCGTGCCATATGGCCTCAAGCCCCCCGCTCGACAAGTTTTCCGCGGCGCATGGCCAGGGTTGCGGATCGGATGCGCAGGGGTCGAGATCGAATGGACCGAGCGCGTCTATCATCCATTTTGGTGTGATCCAGCTTTGTGAATCGCCGATGGTCTTTTGGTGACTTCCCAGCGTCACGGCTTGTCCCTCGCGCGCATGTCATCCTTGGTGGCGGCGATCATCTGGGAGGGCCGCACCGGCGCGAAGACGCGGTTTTCAAGCAAGGAGGCGGCACCCGCCTCGACCGGGCGGTTCTTGCCGGTGGGGTCGGCCTGCTGGCCGCTGGTGGCGCCGAGGATGCCCCGCTGCTGCAAGGTCGCCAGGTCTTTCAGGGCGTCGCCGGTCGGCTTGATCGCCGGATCGATCATCTGGCTCGCCTGGTTGCCCCAGGTCGGCCGCAAATCCTGCTCCACCCGTTTGGGCACATCGGTGCGCCCGAACTCGCCGAGCACCTGGCCGAGCACGGCGTCGGTGCGCTTGACCAGGGAAGATGTATTGAGCTGCTGTTTGAGCCGGTCGTCGGGGGCCTTCTTGCCGATCGCGGCCGAGGACAGCCACAGGATATTGGCCGGCGTGAAGCCCAGCCCGCAATTGGGGCATTCGCGCCGGTCGTTGGTCACCGGGCCGCAGGAGGGACATTGATAATCATGCCATGCCATAGATTTCATCCTCGGTCTGCTCGGGCACGTAATCGCTCACCGGCACGACATTCTCGCCGATCAGCTCGAGCAGCGCCTTGCGATAGGCGGCCCAGGATTGGCCCTTGGCGAAAGCGACGCAATTGAGCAACTGCATATGATCGCCGCAACAGGTGGTCATCAGGTCGCCGACCACCACGACGCGGTCGCCGATCATCACATGGGGCGGAATGGTATCACGATACCAGCGGCAATGCACAATGGCGGTCTTGGCGTAGAGCGAGGCGGCGCCGGTCCTCTTGTCGAAGCGCCAGATCACGCCGCCGATGGCGACGGGGATTTTGTAGGTGAAGGCGCCGCGCTGCCAGGATTTGACGTAATTCTCGGCGCGCAGTTTTTCGCGTCCCGGGGTGCGCATGTCAGACCAGGACGAAGATGAGAAGACCGATGACGCCCCACAGCACCATGCTGCCGAGCAATGTCAGGGCGAAAGCTCGGCGGCGGTTCCACAGCTTATTCATTTTTCCCTCGCACCATGCGGCCGAGCTTGAGGAATTGGATGATCTGCAACTGCTCGCGCCCGAAGCTCTGGAATGGATGAAAGCCACGGCGAGACGCGGGTTGCCCCACGCCTCGCCGCTCAGCCGCTGTAATGGGGCCGCAGGCGGTGGCGGATTGTCTTCCCGCAGGGCGTGACCGGGCCTGACCGGATCTCCGACACCTGCTTGTGACGCGGGAGCCCACCGCAGCTTGGCCCCGAGCCCATCATGCCTTCTGCACCGGCTCACGCCGGCAAAGGCCCCTCGTGGATTTCGTTTGGCGACCGCCGCCGTCATGGCGACACCGCACAGCTTATTCATTTTTACCTCGCACCATGCGCCCCAATTTGAGGAACTGGCTGATTTGCAGATCCTCGCGCCATTTATACAGCGGAAAAAAGTCGAAGCAGAAATACTTGAGCGATTTGTTGGTCGGGCGCTCGGCCAACCAGTAGCGTTTGGCGCGCACCTCGTTTTCGATGTAGAGCGCCAGCAATTGGCGCTTGGGCCAGGTCATGATGGTGCGCAGGTTCTTGCCGCGGTCGTGTTTCTTGAACAGGGCGTAGATCAGCCGGTTCTGGGCGTCGATCTTGCGCAGCAGGCTCTCGCGCACGCCGGTGGCGTTGATGTCGCGGTGCGCCGGCAAGGCGCGCGCCACCACCTTACCCGACAGCACCCGCGAATAGCGAAATTGCGTGGCCCGCGTCATGATGCCGCGCATGGCCAGCTCGGCGGTCTGGATATCGCAGTCGATCAGGCGGGCGATTTCGATGATCGGCGAGCGTTGCGGCCCGTAGACCAGGCGGTTGAGGCGCGAGGCGATCAGCGCGGTGGCCATCGGCGCCGGCCGGTTGTCGCCCAGATCGGACATTTTCAGTCCTCGACCACCGAGAGATTGGCGCCGCGCGCCGGCGTTTCCTCGGGGTGCTTCTGGGCCACCAGGGATTCGAAGGCCGAAGCCTTGATGATGATGATCTTGTCGCCGCTCTCGACGCTGATGGCGGCGCCCTCGTCGATCGCCTTGCGGATCAGCGCCAGGCCCGCACCCGGCGAATCGAAGGAAATCGCGTTGCCGGCGTAGCCGATGGTGATGTGCCACATGATCATGCCGCCCCTCCTCAATGCAGCGCCGGGTCTATCCCGACGCGGTGTTTCAAGAACATCTGCACGCCCTCGGTCACCGCGTTGCGCGAGGCACCCTGCGATTGGCGCTCCAGCGTGATGCGCTTCTTGGTGATCATATTGGCCGACAACTGAGGATGCAGCATATCGAGCCAGGCGCGCAAGGCCAATCCGAAGGCGATCACCCGATCATCCTTCTCGCGGCCGGGCGCCCCGATCGATCCGTCCTCGATCTCGACCTTGTTGCACTCCTCGATCAGCTCGACCGAATGGATATCCGCCATGTCGCGCGCCAGGATATCGCGCATGTCGCTCATCATGCGCAGCTTGGTGTTCTGCGTGCTTTGCCAGTGGTAGGCGCTCATGCCGCCCATCGAATCGGGGCGCCGGTAGAGGTAATGCTGCACATTGGCGGCGAACTGGAAGATCGAAACCTCGCCCTGGGAATTGGTGCGCACCTCGCCGGAATTCTGCAGCCTGGTGATCTCCTGCATGACGCTCTGGCCCGGCCCGGTGATTTCCAGGCACAGCGTCGCGCCGCGGTAATAGCCCGCCAGATGGCAGATGATCCAGGCGAAGCCGTAGGTCTTGCAGTCGGTCGAACGGTATTCGGCGACCTGTTCGACACCATCGGCATAGCAGCGCAGCACCTGCAGGCAATAGGCGTCCTTCCAATCGTTGCTGCCATAGGCCGGGTCGGCGCCGATGGCATAGACCCCACCCGGCTCGTAAGGCCGAAAGATCTTCAATTCGGCGTTTTCCGGGGTGGTCTTGTGGATGGCGCAGTCCGACGCGCTCGATCCGATCAGGTAGCGGTGCGATTCGAAGGAAGACCCCACCGCCAGGCGCCGCAGCTTGTTCAAGGTATCGAGCGGGAACCAGCGCGCCCCGGTCATGATGAAGGCATAGTTCTCGGTCGGCGGAAACTCCTGATACAGCAGGCGTAAATCGGCGTAGTTCTCGGCCGCCTGCAAGCGCCACCAGGCGAGTTGCTCGTCGTCGATGTCGTAGCCGTAGACGGTCTTGACCTCGCTCACCCATTCGCGTTCCTCGCCGGTGATCAGCCCGTCCCAATAGACGTCGTGGACCCGGCTCCCGCGCGCCACCCGGTTGCGCTCGTCGCGCCACCAGCCGATGAAGATGGCCTCTTGCGTGTGAGCGCCCTTGGCCTGTTCCCACATAGCGTTGAATTCGTTGAAGCCCCGCGCCGTGCTCTCGAACCCGAACAGGCGCAGCGGGTTCATTTGGGCGAGCGAGGCCGAGAGCGAGGCGAGCCCGTCTTGGTCGGCCCACGACGAACACTCTGTGGCGTGCAGATAGGCGAGGCCTTTGCCGCGCCCGAGGCCACCCTTTTTTCGCGTGCCGGCAATCTGATAAGACAGGCGACTTCGGTTGGCAAAAACCAGTTGGTTCCGGTTGTGCTGTCGAATGGGAAGGCGCCAGGCCGGAGGCAGGCCTTTGAGATAGTTCGTGATCGTCGCTTTGGCATCGTCGCGCATTTCCTCGGTATGGGAAATCACCGAGCCGTGCAGGCCCGGGTTGGCCATCGGCCAGAAAATATCGAGCGCCAGGAAAATCGTGGTGATGCCCTGCTGGCGGCCCTTCAACACCACGAAGTGATGCACGTCGCGCTCCCACGCCGCGGCGATCCGCTCGACCAGATACCGCTGGGTGCCCAACATGCGCAGCGGCACCAGCCCCTGCTCCTTGCTCTCGATGCGGAGCGCGTTGCAAAACCCGAGGAACTTCTTGCCGAACGGCGAGGCCATCAGAGGGCGACCGCTACAATAGGCGTCGCAAACAGCGGCGCATCGCCCGAAATTCGCTTGCGGGCTATCTCGGCATAGTCCGGGTTTAACTCGATCAGGATGGCGTCACGGCCAAGCCGGTCAGCCACCAGCCCGGTAGTCCCTGCCCCGCCAAATGGGTCGAGGACTGTCCCACCAATTGGGCACCCCGCCTTGATGCAGGGCTCGATCAATGCTGGCGGGAAGGTCGCGAAGTGCGCGCCGCTATAGGGCTGTGTGGCAATGGTCCAGACGTTGCGGATGTTGCGCCCACCGCCCGGCTCCCACTGCTCCTCTTGCCCGCGCCCGCCGTAGCTCAAGCGCACTCCGACGTTCTTGGTATCCACTCGTGCGTAGCCATTACCGCTCTTGTGCCCAGCAACATCCGGCTCCTTCACCGCATCCGCATCGAAATAGTAGGTTTGCGACTTCGCCAGCAGGAAGATGTGCTCATGGGCCGATGTCGGTCTATCCGTCACCGATTCCGGCATTGGGTTGGGCTTGTGCCAGATGATGTCGGAACGGAGCCACCAGCCATCGGCTTGCAGAGCGAGAGCGACTCGGGCGGGAACCATCAGGAGGTCTTTTTGTTTAAAACCATCTGGCACCTTGGAAGCGTTGCTAGTGCCATAGTCATGGGCTTGGTGCTTGCTCTGCGACACCTGATAGCCCCGGTTGGCAGCGTAAGAATCCCCGAGGTTGAGCCAAAGCGTCCCATCCTTGCGGAGAACGCGGCGCACCTCGGCAAACACCGCCACCAGTTCGGCAATGTAGGCGTCCGGTGTTGTCTCCAAGCCGATCTGCCCGGCCACCCCATAGTCCCGTAACCCGAAGTAGGGCGGGCTGGTGACACAGCAATGCACCGACTCATCAGGCAATTCCTTGAGCCTTTCGCGCACGTCTCCGACCAGGATGCGGATGGTCACGCCGCCCGCCGGTTCTCATGACCGCAGTTCGGACAAGCCCCGCCATACAAATATTTCTTCATCGCTCCCCCCTGCCAGTGATCCGCCGCCACGCCTTCGCCGCCCGCAGCGTGAACCCATGCCGCCGGTCGACCCGCTCGGGGTCCGGCGCCCGGTAATACGCCGCATAATGCCGCCCGCACCAGTCCTTCCCGATCAACGCCTCATCGCCGCAACCAACCGCCGCGCACAGCCGCGGCTTATGCGGCACCCGCGCCCGCTCACTCGCCCGCGCCCCCATCAGCAACCCGCCATGGGTCACCGCCATTTCGGAATATTCCTTCGGCTCAGACATTGAATTTCCCCATCGCCCCCGCCGGCGCGTCAGGGATATTTACCATGGGCGTGGTCATCGTTCCAGACAGCGTAAGTGCCGGGGCGATCTCACGGAACTCCACCCGCTTTACCCCGCCGCTCTCAAAATACTCGATCGCGCTCACCAGCGAGCAAACCCCGGAATGCCGGCCCGAACACCAAGGACACTCAACCAATAAAACCATCTCACTGCCCTCCATCGCAGCCGCCATCGGACGCGCCGCAATCGTCGTAATGCCCCTTGTCCCAAATCACCGGCGCCGACCCACCCTCACCAGCCCGCCGGTCAGACCCGCCGATCAAGGCCAGAAACGCCCAAATCGCAACGCCAATCCCGAACAGCAAAATCAGCACTTCCATGATCCGCTACCCCTATGAAATTTCATTTAGGTGGGGTGCTGCGCCTCTCCGCTCTCCACCGCGTCGCGCCACGATCCGCGCGGCAAACCCAAAATCCGCGTCGCCGCTCGCAATTGCCCGATCTCGCGCCGCCGCAAACGCTGACGCGTCATCACATCAGCAAATACCGCCGACGCCGCCCGGCCGCCTTTGAAATAGGTGCCATCCGCCTTCGCTTTTTCGCGCCAACCAAAACCAATCATCGCCATCCTCCTCGGTGAAAAAACCTTTTAGGTGGGGTGGAAAGTGGGGGCCCCATACCCCAGTGACTCAGACCCATCGACTTTTGCCAGGAGCAAAACATTCGGACCGGCCTGGTTGCGCAACGGCACCCACTACAGCTTGTGCCGGCCTATCCATGTTCAAGCCCATCACAGCTAAGCCATTGATAAACCACGAAACCCAAATGTCATAACATGTATTATGGAAAATTCGCCCGATTTGCTGCGCTGCACAATGAAAGGCTTCACTGATTGGGAAATCGTCATCGCCGGTGTGCGTCAGGTGGCAACCTCATCGGCTTTTCATGTGATCGATTGCTTGCGTATCTGAGAGGCTTTGCGGCGCGGCGGGATCGGGCGGAGACGGGTTTGCTGGTCGCCCTGGTGAGAGTGGAGCGTATCGGGTTGCTGGATGGTCGATCGATACAATGGCTCATTCACGGTGAGCGCCAGCGCGCCCTGAGCGGATGCTTGATGACGGCTGGTAGTGTTGCACGGGATGGCGTGGATCGATCGGCTAGTGGAGGAGCCGCGCGCGAGGATGTGACCGAGGTAATTAGCGTGTCAATAGGCTATTATTTCGTGGCGGAATCATTGGGGTTTTTTGGGCAAACTGAACTGACCAGTTCAGTCTATACAGAGTTGTATAGGACAGGAGTTATGACGGATATAGGACAGCATTGTTGTCTTATCTGTTTCACGTTTCGGGCAATCTTCGCAACAAAATATACACATTTGCCCTATAT